ACCTCGTATTCATAGCGGGTGTTGGATAATCTGGTTCCGTCATTGTCCCAGTCCCAGCGACGCAATACGGCAAACTGCCCAGGGTTGGATGGGTCGGTGCTCCATATTGCTTGCGCTGCGCAATGCGGTTGGCCTTCATCCTCTGGCAGCGTGTAGTAGTCGAGGTTCTCGATTTCGTCTTGTTGTTGTTGGGTTAGTGTTTTCATTTGATTGGTTTTGTTGAGGGGTATGGGTGCAGCACTGGCCATGCACTTTTAGGATCGAGAGTGACTAAGAACCCTTCGACCGCCGCGATCACATTCACTCCGTCGATGTGGGCAGGGAAGCGAGTTACATCCAGCAAGTCTGGATTCATTCTTTTCCATAGATCATCCTGTGACTCGCCTCGCTTGCGGTAGATCGGATGCCATCGGTGCGAAGGCTTGTATCCCTCGGGGTTTTTTCGGTTGAGGCCCGTCAGAGGCCGTGTTCGGTAGCGGAATTTGGGGAGGTTCATTCGTTTCATTCTCCTAAGATTTCTCCGATGCTCATTGCTTTTGCGTATTTAGAAAAAAGCTGGCCGCTTTTGAGGGTGCGTATCTTGGTTTCCGCATCTGATTTCTCGTAGCCTGGCCTGTCAGCGTGTCCGGTTTTCTGCCAGAGTTGGTAGAGTTCATCGACCCGAGATTGGATGATTTGTTCGCGGCCTCGGTTTGGGACTTTTTCAAGGTAAAATCCTGTCGAGATTCCGAAGTCGGAGTCCTCTTGGGTAAAAAGGTTGGAGTTTATGTAGAATTCGCTGCCCTGCATTTTGAAGTATTCCTTCATCCAGTCCAATGCTGCCTCGATGGATGTATGGTCTCCGAGGTGAAAGGCAGGTGTGCCTTTGGGGATTTTTACGAAGGCTCCGACATGGAGATGCCACTCTTCGCGCGGGATTGTGTCCAAGTCTACGGCATCATCTACAGATGTGTTGTGTGCGTCACTCGCGAGTTCGTTGAGTGTGCGTGTGAATTTTTGAGATTTTGTTTCGTCCATATTATTTCTTGTTCCTTTTGATTCGTTCTACGGATTCTTTGATCTGCGCGTCGGTGATCTTTATTCCCTTTTTGTTGTGCTTGCGGCAGATGTCGATTGTGAGTTGGGTTGGGCTGGGGATTGAGAGCGCGGAGAGGGCTTGCTCCACATCCTCTGGGGTTGGCGGGTCGTCTACTGCGGTGTGTTCCAAGTATTGCAAGTAGGCGTGGCGGAGTTGCCTTGCCAGTGTGACCTCCCACTGGGCCATGAGGATTTCTTCGTCCTCGGTTTTTACATCGGCCTTGAAGATGCGCATCGCCTCCTTGATGAGCCACTCCATGTCGATGTCGGCGGTTGGCTCTGTGAAGAGGCGTCCGTCGATGGCGAGGTTGGAGGCATCGCCCTTCTCGGTGAAGATTTCGTGCAGGTTCTGATCGATCGATCCTTCCATCACGATGGGGTAAATGTTCACGGGGCCGGGGCTGGTGAGCCGCCAGATGCGGTGGATGAATTGCTCGTTCTCGTCGTAGGCGTAGGAGAGGCCAGGTAGGATGAGGTGCGCGCAGTTCTCGAAGCTGTGGCCTTCGCCCATGGCTTTGAGTCCGGCGATGAGCACGGCGTGTTTGCCTTGCTTGAACTCGTCGGCGAGCAGGCCGCGTTGCTCGGGCGAGGTATCGCCATCGAGCAGCACAGAGGCTACCTCGGACTCGATGAGCTTGGCTTGCAAGGTCTGGCTGAAGTCGCGGAAGGGCGATCCTACGATGACCTGTTTCCCGCTTGCGAGGCACTCGCGTATGATCTGGAGTGTGGTGAAGAGTTTGGGCGTCCACTCTGTCCAAGATCGCTTCGCGCCCTTCACGCCTGTCTTGGCGAGCGAGAGGTTCTCAGCGTTGGGGCATAGGGCGGCGAGGCGCAGGTTGGTGATCTGCATCCCGACTTGTGTGCGGCGGTGGGCGATTTTTGCTCCAGGCTTCTTGCCTGCGAGCGGTGCGTTTTGTAGGTGGTATTGGTATACGGCAAGCTGTGCTGTGCCGGGTTTTACGAGTATTGGGGTCACGGTTTTTTGTGCGATTTCTTCGCCGCAGTCTGCTTTTCTACGGCGGATAATAACTGGTGCAAGTGTTTTCCACAGGCGATGGATCGAGCAGATCCGAGCCGATCGCTTGGTGATAGAGCGCGAGGCGCTTTTTTTGGCCGCTTCCTCTTCTTTGGTGAGGAAGCGTTCCTTTTGGAGAAATGTGTCTGCGAATCGCTCCTTGGCGGTATCGGTGGATTCATAGGGCCAGCGGCCCGTATGTCCGGCTGCCCACGCGCAGAGCCAGAAGATGGATTCGAGTCGGTTTTTGATCGGTGTGCCTGTGAGCACAAGGCGGTAGCGCGGCTCCAGCGTCCGGACGCTGGCTCCTATGCGGCTCTCGGTGGCCTGAAGGCGTGTGCCTTCGTCCACCACTACGCAGTCGAAGCTGCCGTGGGTCTGCGCGATGCGAGCCATCGTAGGCTCCCACACGCAGGTTATGCCGTTATGTGTGCTCCCTATGGAATCACCGGCATTGGCATCGTAGCGCACGCGGTGCAGCTTGCACCATGCCTTGCGCCGCTTCACAAGCAGCTTGTTCGGGCGTGGTTGCCCCTTGTGGCCGAAGGTTTCGCTCCACTCGTCGGCTTCATTGAGGCCGAGCGCCTGGTAGCTCGTCAGGTAGAAGCGCGGTGGCCCGTTAGCTGGAGGCGGCGAGTCGAGCTTGAGTCGGTAGAAGTCCTCCTTGTCTTTGACTTGTCGCAGGGAGATCTTGAAGAACTTCGCTGCCGAGGCCATCATTTGGTAGTGCAGCGAGCCAGGGGCTACTACGAGAGTGCGGCGAGCTTTCTTGACCAGCGGCCAAGCTATGGCTGCAAGGCTTTTGCCCATGCCTGGCTCCCAGGCTATGATTGCGCCGTCTTGCAAGGCCGCGCGGGCGAGGTCTTCGATTTGGAATGGTTTGAGTGGCATTATTGGTGTTAGGCAGGGAATAAATGGATAGCCATGCAATCTTCTCGCGATTCAATGGCATCCGCCACAGAGGCTAAGTAATCTGATAATTCGCGTAGCATGGCTGGAGATGCCCCCCCTATTAGTGAGAGAATAGGAGTTGGCGAACCCCCGTTGCTCCACTTTAATGAGGTAAGCTCGGCTCCACTCTTGTTGAAGCTTGCCTCGCAGAAAAAGATACATTCTTTAACAAGCCCTGAACCGCTTCGGGTGCTATAACTTGGCGCGGGGAGTGTAAATTTCCAGTTGATGTCTTCTTGTGTTTTCATAAGTTCATTCGTCAAAGTAGAATGACTGGCAGTATCGCAGCAGGGCTTGCTCCTGCTCTTCGGTGATGTCGTAGAGTGGTTCCCATGGGGTGAACCAATCTTGGTATTCCAGTCTGGCCCTGTCGGGTTCGTTGTATTGCCCGAGTTCACCATAGATCCGCACGGCTGGGCCTCCGGTGCAGAGGAGGATTGAAAATTCCTCGGGTTCCATATCTTGTTTGGAGTTGCACCAGCCGGAGCGCACTTGAACGCTCAGGGGGTGTTCAAGGATGCGTTCCAAGGCTTCGTCTCGGGCCTCGTCATCGGTGGAGTCGAGGTCGGCCACCATCTCTACGATGGATTCCAGTTTTGATCTGGCTTGCTGTTCAGCGCGTTTGTCTTCTTGTTTTGTCATAAATCAATTTCGTCTACGCCGAGTTCAGCGCATTTTGCCAAGGCGCGGCATTCTGAGATTTCATGAGGGCCGTCGTGCCAGAAGCTCCAGTCGTCGTTGGGGTTATTCGGTTGGTAGGCTCCTTTGCTGCCTCCATTTTTGGTTCCGTAGAAGAATAGATTTCCGCTTTGGAAGACGACGACGGTTGTGTGTGATCCTACGCTTTTTGCGAGTATTTTGTGGGTTTTTACTTTCATAGGTTTGTGGCCTTGGCCCATGTCCAATAAATGACTTTGCCAAGGCCGAGTGAGTCTATTTTATGGTCTTCGTCCGGCAGGTCGCGGCCATTGTCGCCTTGATCTAATTCCACTGCGACGCATTCACTGCCATACATAAATCTGCCCGAGTAAGATACCGGCGTTCTGCCGGTATATCTGATGAGTTTGATGAGTTCTTGTGTTGTCATAATTCAATCTCGGTATCCCCTGTCGTCTTCCGCGAAATCCGACAGGAAATCGAAGGTGTTGATTAGTCCATCGATGGAAAGCTCATGTGCTTTCCAATCGTGTGCGTGTATGTCCAGTTGGTTGCGGGCTTGCAAAGCTCCGATCAAGTCGGCGCAGGCGCACCGGATGGCGAGTATTTGGTCTTCGTTCATTGTTATTCAATGGGTTGGAGTGTGTGTGGATCGACCTTGCCCCAGGATTTGGGGGGCAGGACTTCGAGATCTGCGGCTGTTTTCTCCTCGTTGATGGGGAATCCGATGAGTGCGGAGATTTCGCGGTAGGTTGTTTCGAACTTATCGGCATCCGAGACGCGGTTTGGTTTCGGGATGAGGCCGAGCAGCACTTTCTTCACCGAGGGCCAGAGGGCTTGTTCGCGTGTGCCGTCTTCTCCGGTGAGGCAGAATGACCAGTTCTTGTATCCGTAGGTCTCTTTCTGTGAGTCGTCGCGGATCGGGAAGGCCGTGGGGTTGTGGATATAGCCCCACAGATTCTCATCTACAGGAGTGCTTTGCATGGACTCGGCCTTGAAGGGGAGGCCGAAGACGGCAATGAGGTGGTCGATGGGGGTGGTGAGCTTGTCGAGCGTGGCATCCTTGAGCGCGGTTTCGAGCTTGTCGCGGACGATGACCCAGCGTTTGCCTTGGAGCATACTGGCCTTGGCTTGCTGCTTCTCCTCGGGGCTGGCAGGAGCTTCGTCTTTGTTGCGCCCTTTCTTTTGCGATAGGAGGTAGCAAAGGGTGAATTTGCTATCTTTGAAGATGAGCACCTTCTTGGCTCCCTCTTCCGGCGACTCGGAGAAGCGTTGGTTGTAGTCCTCCCACTCGCGTTGGTAGTGAGTGCCTTGGATCGTTACGGAGTCGCGGGCTATGACTGGGATTTGCTCGCCCTCGCAGAGTCGGGTGTATTCCGCGTCGATGTGGAGTTGGCGGCGTGCCAGGAAGCACGAGGTGTTCAAGCAGCGTCCGCACTCTTCCTTCGTCGAGAAGTCGAAGAGGGACTTCTGCTTGGAGGAGTCGCAGGCGCAGCCTGGGCCGCAGCCGTCCACGAAGGTGCAGGGATCATTGAGCCACTCGGTATTCGCCAGCGAGGCGAGGTATGGCGAGAGGCGGGATTCCAAGTCCTTGCGCGATGTCGCGTGCCGGATGCGGTTGGGGAAGTTCTCGTCTGCGTGTGGCAGGTTGGGTATCGAGGCGAGGAGTTCCATCATCTCCGCGCTGAAGTGGTGCAACTCTCCCTTTGGCCCCCATTGTTTGAGGATGCTCTCTGGCAAGGTGGCGAGTTGGTAGCGGCGGGATGTCCACTTTTCCGATTTGCCGAGCGCAGCGGCGAGGTGCTTGATGCCTTTCTCTCCGCGATCGATGAGACGCTTGAGCAAGAGTGCTTCAGCGTAGGGATCGGGGTCGAGGCGTTGCAGGTTCTCGGTGAGGATCGTTTCCTCAAAGGTATCGTTATCGTATTCGCGCACGATGGCCTTGAGCGCCTTCATTTCCGCTACCTGCGCGGCGGTGTAGCGGCGTGCGCCAGCGGCGATTTCGTAGTGCCCTTTCTTCTCGGGGTGTGGCCGGACGAGGATCGGGGTTTTCTGTTCCGCCTTGAGGGACTTTGCGAGTTCCTTGATGGAGGGTTCCGTTGGCTTGGGTTGCCGTGTATTCTGTTCGCTGATGTGGAGTTTTGCCAGCGGGATGAGCTGGACTTGTTCTGTTGTTGTCATTGGGTTTGTTTGGTTTTGGGTTGGTATGAAAAAGCCCGCCGTGAGGCGGGCTTCGGTGATTGGTTGTGTGGGTGGGGGGCGTTGGTCAGAATGGGATATCGTCACCTTCAGGGTCGTGAATCTCGCGGGTCTGGCACTTGGGGCACTTCATGCTAAATCGAATCGGGTAAAACATTTGTTCCAATGATTTTCCGTTTACAGCGCAGAAGTCAATGTAGTGCAGGTTGGTGCGGCTGTTTTCCCATACGATCTTCATAAACCTTTTCAGGCTGATTTTGTTTTTAACAGGGATTGAGTCTTGTCTGGTTGTATACCTTATTTTTGTGTTCATTTGGGTTCAGTAGCACCAGCCATCAGTCGAGAGTTTCATGATCTCGATCTTGGTGGATGGGATTGTGGTTGGCTTGTCTTCCTCCAAGTCATTTTCTTGGAGAAACTTTGTTACGATACCTCGTAGTTTCGTTGGGAGTTTGGTCATCTCTTCGCCCCAGCCCGATTCTATGTAGTATTCGGTCTTGCCATTTGTGATGGAGTAGTGGTCAAGGTTGTCTCTGTTCCAGTAGAAGCTCGCTTCGTCGTCGATGCCTTTGACATATTCATCAAACTCCTTCCCTGTGAATGGAAACATCATCGGGTCGCGATCCACATAGGCTTCGCTGCCCTCCACGATGCTGCCCATCTTGATGCCAGCGCACTCGGCGAGTGTGTTTGCTTCGTCTGATTCGTAGTAAACTTCACGATAAGAGGGTTCCTCGATGCGGTGTAGGGTAATACATACCTGCTTGACGCCTCGGCCCATGCCCGGTTCAGATTGTCGCTCGGGGTGAAGTAGTAGCGTGTATGGATTTGTGCTGTCTCCGATCGTGTTGCTTACTCCATTAACTCGGTCTTTCTTGAGAAAGTTCTCGATTGTTCGGCGATAAGCGTCGAGGGTTTTGCCGATCTTGTCCTCACGGCGGGGTGAGCCATCCGCCTGAAATCCAAGTAAGCTCAATGCTTCGGGGGCTTGTTCGTTCTCGTGGTCGAATAACGATTCTTCAACCGAAGCGTGGAGTTTCTTGTCTTTAATGCGGACAGAAATTTGAAGGGTGGTGCTACGCTCCGGCATCTCCTCGACGAGATACACGATCCATGGCCCGCATCCGGTATATTTGTAGATGCCGCGTCCTGCTTGATAGGCGGTATTTCCGCCGACATGGGACATGAAATCTTTAAGGTTTGTGATGTTCATTTGTTGCTACGGGTTAAAACTCCCAGCGGTGTTTGACCCAGTAGGGGCTTTCTTGGTTGGGAGAGCGGAGTTGGCGGGGGTAGGGAGAGTCGATACGCTTGGCGACGAGGCCCTCGAAGACCTCGGCCTTCCAGAGTTTGTTGCACTCTTGGAGCGCATCCCAGATTTCGGAGAGGTTTTCGCTATGGTCTTGTAGCACGATTAGGCTCTCATTGGGGATGCGCGCTGGTTCGGTGTAGTCGATCTCGATATTCACGCAATCAAGCGAGCGGATGCGTTTGCGGCGTTCGTCGTAGGTGGCCTTACCTGGGGCGAGGTAGTCGAGGATGACGAGGCTGCCACGCCCGAGGTCGTGGCGGCGTTCCAGCGCTTCGCAGTCGAGCCACTCCATTTCGGGTGGCAAATCGGCGGTGCGGATCGCTTCCAGCACGGCGGCAAACTCATGCTCTATCGAGAGGCGTTGGCCTCGCCGGTTCCACATCCGGCTGGTGGGAGCGTGAACGAGGGCACGCCAGCCATTGATTTTTGGTTCGTAAGTCCACAGCCCGCGTTTGGGGCGGGCGAGGGGTAGCGGGCCGCCGTTGGTGGGGCGGAGAGGGTAGGATGGGATCATGGGTTGAGTGCTGCCTCCGCATTCGCTAGCCAGATAAGTCTTTCGTTGTAATGCTTTACGATGCTGCTGAGGATGGCCTCTTCGGGGTCGCCGTTTAGGAGTCCGTCGAAAAGCGTGAATTCGTCAGAGGGAGGGCCATAAAAGAGGGTTGTCCACTCCTTATCGTCGATGAGCCAAGAGTAGTCTCCGAGTTTGCCGCGCGTTTTCATATTAGTCTTCGCAGTCGGCGAGGGCGTCGAGGTAGTCTTCGTGGCAGAGTTCGCACAGGATGCCACTTCGGGTTTGGTGCATTCGCATTCTGTCGTGCTTCATCTCTTCGGGGGTTGCGGAGTGGCCGCACTTTTCGCACTGGATGTCTTTGTCTTTGGATAGGATTATTTTTGACATATTGGTTGGATGTTGTGTTTCATTTCTTTGAGGAGGGCGCGTGTCTGCTGCGCCCAAAGGTAGGTGGAATCGTTCGGCCCGAATTGATCGCGGAGCTTTTGGAGGGTGTCGCCGTCTGTGATGAGCGTATCGGCATCAATCAAGAGTTCCGTGATGGACTGGAGCGTTTCGATAGGGAGTGAGAATCGAGTCATTTTAATGTCTTTCCGATGGATGGGTGGCCTTTTACTTCTGCCAGCACGATGTTCCTCACTTGGGCGTCAATGCGTTCCAGAAATTGTTTGGAGACGCGATCAAAGCCTTGCGCGGCGCGATGTGCGCTTGCGAAGTAGAGGGCGAGTTCGCGGACGGATTTTGCGTTGATGTGTTTCATGAGTGTAACTTGTGCATAAGTCTTGGTGAGGGTTTATGCAGGGGAGTTTCGTGAACGACTTATTATGTCAAAAACATTCAATGCCGATTGGGGTATCAGAGGTGAATACGGCATCGACATAAACGCCTTGCTCTTTGACTTCTTGCTTTTGCTCACGGGTCTCGCAGTAGTCGGCGATATGTTCCGCGACGAGTTTCTTCTCAAACGCCTTCACTGCCTGCTCTGCTGTGAGATTGGTGAAGACTTCGAAGACATTCTCCTGGTCGGGGATGCGTCCGACGACGACAAGGTGGCTGTGTTTGAGCTTCACTTCTCCTTCCTCCCCTTGGTCTTGACCATCGCGATGATCGGGCAGGCGGCATCGACGGCCATGTTCTCCTCGATGGTGAGGGCGGTGTGGCGGGCGGTGTGGAAGTCGGGTGTGGGTTTGATGACCGCTTTGGCGGTGAGTGCTTCGGGGCAGTTGTGGCTGGCGAAGAGGGCTTGGATTTCGTTGATGAGTTCCTCGGCGCGGTCGGCGGGGATTTTGTCGCCGTCGATCTTGAGTTCGAAGCTCTGGCGGAAGAATTGGGCGGTGAGTTCGGGGCCGAGAGCCTCGATCAACGGGTATTCATCGGTGAGGGTCGAGTAGCGGGAGGAGAAGGTGACGAGCACTTTCTCATCAGGGTTCTCACCCTTGACCTCGACGGAACTTGGGATCTCGTGCTTGCCGTGAAGGTGTTGGAAGTAAAACTCTTGCGACATGGCGCGCAGGTCTGCCTTCTTTAGTTTCAGGCTTCCTTCGACGGCTTCAAATTCGCGTGTCTCCGAGATGATCTCGGAGGCGAGTTTGGCGACTTCGCCGGACGGGTCTGGCAGCAGAGGGTAGTCTGTGCCCTTCTTCTCGGTCTTGGTGGCGATGCCTCCAAGGTTGATTTTCTTGATTCCCGCTGCGGGAGCGGCGGCTGGTTTGGCTTTTGTGGCTGTTGGCATGGTTTGGGTTTTTGGGTTGGGGTTAAATTGGGAGCATGAGGTATTCGATCGGGGTAGCTTCGAGTATTGTGAGTTGAGTTTGGTCTGCATCCGTTTCTGCATCATCATCATTCAAAAACATGGATGATCCTGAGACTTTCACGCTTTGGTTTTTCCCCTCGCTGAATTTTAGCGAATATTCCAGCCCTTCGTCTTCCCAGCTCAGGTAAAGAAATTCATTGTCTTCGCTGTCTTTTAATTCCGAGAGTCTTGGATATACTAATACGGAATCGTCGATAACGACTGCGGTTGTGAACCTTTCAAGTATTTCGTAGGCTCCTTTAAGTGATATGGTTTTCATAAGGTTTTAGTAGCGAGTTTGTAGACATCTGCGACAAGGCTATAAACATCCGCGATAAGGTTGCGGGAGTGGACTTCACGAGGATTTTGCTTGCCTATCGTGTTTCCCAGGGGGTCTTCGCCTGTTTCGGCGACAGAAATGTTATAGAGTTGTTGCTTGAGCATGCTGTAGTAGCAGTGTTGGTAGGCTGTTTCATGTTCAAGCTCGTCTCGATCCTGTTTTGACAGACGCTCTTTTTGCCTGCGTTCAATACGGGAGTCGCAATCCCAGTTGCCGTCGCAATCAACGGATGTAAATTCCACAACTTCAACCTTATCTTTTCTTGACAAGTTGATTGCGTAAGCATTTTGCGTCCAAGTTTCCTCGTCTTGGGAGGGAATCCAATCTCCGGCTTCCTCCTGCGACCAATCAAAATCCCCTGTCGGCGTATGGGAAAACAAGTCCGACCACGATGTAGCGAAGTGGCGAGGGTTAGTTTCAATAAATCGGATAGCTTCTTCGACCTCATTACGCAGCTTGGAAACTTCTTCGCGGCATGGGGAGTCTATGTGGGTTGCAATGGGGGTGTCTTCCTCTTGGTTGTGGAGGTGCTTGTCTGGGTCGAGGTAGTCGTTGTGTGCTGATGTGAATGACATTTTATTGGTTTGATTGGGTGGGTGAAATTCGTAGATCATGGATTTAGGAGGCTGACCCTCACGACATCTTGCTCGTATTTTTCAGGCACATCGAACTCATGCCCGATGTTAAATGTCTCATTTGCTTCCTCGATCGCGGCTTCTCGCGTCTCGGCTTCGATGGTGAGTGTTTTTATGATTGTTGCTTTTATGGTGACTTCGTAGGTTTTCATTTTTAGGGATTTAGTCCTCTGTGGTTAATTTTCCTTCCAGCCCCGTAGTTCTTCGTGATGAATGGGTGTGAAGTAGACATCTACCTCGATGCCGATGCCGAGGCGGCCTTTGATGTCGGAGAGTTCTTGGAGGGAGAAGCTGCCCCACTCGTTTTCGATGCCTGTCACATAGCCGAAGCAGATGTCTTGGCCGTCCCAGTCCTGGATATACCAGGTGAAGCTGCCGCAGGGGTCGAAGAGTTTGACGCGGAGGAGTTGTGATTTGGTTTCGCCCTCGTCGGTGAGGTTGTCCGTAGGCACTTCCATGAGGCGGCAGGCCTTTTGCATGAGGGCGAGTTTCTGCGGCCCGTAGGTGATGCCGCTTTGGTTGATGTGGTCTTGCAGGTTGGGGTATTGTGGTGTTGTCATGTTGTTTGTTTTAATGAAAGTCTTGTGATAAGACTAAAGGCCGCAACGCTTTCGCGCTGCGACCTTTTGGTTCGTCCCAAGTTTGGAATTGGTTAGTAGGAGGCGAGCTTGAGCTTGTGCGCCTCGTAGGTGGCTGGGTATATCTGCGTTATGTCTGGAGCTTCGGGGATATGGAAGTGGATGATGAGCGGGGTGAGCGAGTGGTTTGCGAAGATGCGGGGATCTTCTGGCACTTCGCCGTGGCAGAAGGTGTGGGTGCGCTCGAAGTCGTCATCGAGGGCGACGATGAGTTCTTCTCCGGTAATGAGAACCTCCTCTGGTTTGCCTTGGAGCGACTTGCGCACGATGAGGCGTTTTATGAGAATCGTGTGCGTGCGGATCGGGTAGTCGATGCCAGCGGTGAAGCTGTCGCCCATATTGTGGCGGCAGGTCAGGTGGGTGACTTCATCGAGCCAGCCGAGGCGTTGCTCCTCGTTGAGCGGCATGAAGGGGGCCATGTGCCGTGCGCGGTGGCGCAGGGCTGTTTCTGTGGCTTTGCGGAGGTCTTCGCAGATGGTTTGGGTAGCCAGGAGGTCGGTTAGAGCTTTGCGCGTTTCGGTCATGACCACCAATTCATTCGGGCTTTTGCCGGTAAGGGGTGAGCGGTGCTTGCAGGATATTGTGCCGTGCTTGTTGAGCCAGTAGGTGTATTGCATTTAGATAGTAAGATAGAGAAATTCCCTCGCCAGCGTCTTGAGCCGGGCGATGTGGTGGGCGTTGAGCGGGTGCAGGTTGGTTGCCGCCTCAAGGGCTGCGATATCGCCTCCGCTGGGGTGGTGTAGATCGAGGATGCGGTGAGCGGTTTCCGCGTAGATTGCGGCCAGTTCGTCTTCTATAGAGCGCAGTTTGCGTTGAAGGGTTGTGACTCGGTTTTCGTTGGCAATCATCTCGTCGTGGAGGGCTTGATTCTCCATGATGAGGCTGCTGATCTCTGCTGCAAGAAGTGGTATTGTCATTGTTTCCATGTTTAGCCGATTACCTCATGGAGAGAGCCGTTTTTCTGATGCCATGCCTCACAATCATTGATTGCAGCGTCGAGAGCATCCCGCAATGGTTCGACTTCGTCCCTGTCATCCCAAGGCAGGTCTCGAAAGAGAATATCGACGAATTCCCGCCAGTCTCCGATAATCTCATAATGCGTCGAACCATCACAACCGTGCTCGGCAGCTTCATATCGCCGATCGGCACGTTCTGGGTCTTCGATGAATAGGTCGTTTCCTAATTTGGAGCCGATAAAAGAATCCCACTTGGGATGGCTGAGTAATTGGTCAATGGTTGAAGGGAAGGTGATCATAAATTTTCTGGCCTCAAGTCGAAGTGTTCGTTGTAAAGGTGCTCCCACAGCCTGTTGTAAGCGTGAAGTTTGCGTGATTGCGACGGGGTTTTCTTGATCTCGTCTTTGAAGTTGTCGTAGGTGACTGATTTTGTGATGGTTTCCATTACTTTCCCGATCTCGGCTCCTTCAAGGATGATGCGGTAGGGGTAATCGCTTTTGTCGTAGGAAAGAATGTTCAGATCGACCCACTTTTGGGTATGCGGGTGGTTTTCACTTCCCTCTTTCAAGAAGGACGCGATCAAAAGTCGTGCCAGGTCTTCTCGATCTCGGGAGCGGACGATATAGACGGGAGGGCCATCGGGATCGAGGTGCGAGGGTTTGAAGACGATGGAGTAGAAGCCAAGTTTAGTTGCGAGCCACATAGGATTAGATTTTAACCCCCTCGCTTCGCGCCCACATATAAAGGCCTTCGTCGTTAAGTATCCAGAGTCGGCGTTCCTCGTCGTTTTTGTAGCGATGAGCTTGGGGATCACCGCCGAGAGCGCGAATGATGCACTCGTCGATTTCCCGTCGATTTTCTTTGATGAATTGTCGTATGCTAATTTTCATGCTGGTATGGGTTCATGGTGTCGTAGTTGGATGATGTGTAGGTTTTTGCGGAATCCTGTTATGCGGATGGTGTAGGAATCGGCATCGCGCTGGATCGTGTCGCCTCCATTTTCGAGCGCGTCAATGAGATGGCGTGGCTCGACGCGGAATGGCGTGGGGCGGCCAGTGGTGATTGCCCTGTCGCGGATGAGGGTGTTCTCGGTTTGCAGGGTTATGGAGTCCCCTTCGGGAATAATGGCGATATTTTCGGGTTTTTCTGTTTTTAGCAGTTTTCGCAAGGTGTTGAGCGTGGTGTCGCTGGCGATTTGCAGGCGATTTTCGGACGGATCGGGGATAATGCTCACCCAATTCGGGTATTTTGTGTCCAAGGTGACGGATGTGATGCGTGTTATGACATCTTCCTTGGTTGAGACGAGGTGGATATGGCTGGAATTAAAGGAAATGCTCATCCCCTCTTCCATGAGGGCGGCAATCGGCTGGGGAATGCTGATTCCCGCTGGTTCGGGGCATTGAGATGCAACTTGCTCCATGTGGAGCCTTTGTCCATCGCATCCTACGAGGGAGTTGCCTTGCCAGAACACGCCTTCTATAGCTGGACGCAGGGCTTTTTTCTCTGCCACGCACTTGAAGCAACGCTTTACGGCACTCGCGTCGAGTTCGCAGCTATCGTGATCTGCCTGGAAGGGAATCGGGTCTGGAAATTCGAGGTCTTGCGACTCCCATGGCACATCGGAGAGGGTGTTGCCGATCTGGATTTGAATCGACTCGGCGGTAATCCTTACTTGGCTGTCCTTTTCCGCGCTGATGGCGCAGTTTAGCAGCGTGGCGGCGGGGATGAGGAATGTCTCTGGCTCTATCGGTTTGGCAAGTGCCTTGGCGAGCTTGCCGATGGGCTGGGCGCGGGGGATGCCGATCTCGATCTCGGTTTCCAAGTTGGTCGCGCGGAGGCGGGTGCCAGACCAGTCCGAGGTAGCGTGAATACACGCCAGTCCAGGCTTTACTGGCTTGGATGGGATGATTTTCGTGAGCTTGCGGCAAGCTGCGAGGAGGATGGGTTGTGGGATTTGCATAGTGCTTTTAATTAAGCCTTACTTGAATGGAGCAGGAGTCGAGGTGATCGGTTACTTTTTCTCTAACTATCTCGTCGATGTCTATGTTATCGAGGGTGTTTTCGATTGCGCCATCGTAATCATAATCCTTGATTGCATTTTCGACATTCTCATTAACCAGATCGTGAATATCCATTGCTCCAAGATGTTCTATGACCTTGCCTTGGATATTCTGATCACTAACCGCATCATTCACGCGGGCAATGGCGGCATTGATGATGATGTCATTTACCTTATTAACTGCATTGGTGACTGCGGACTGGACGATTATTGCGATTGCATCATCTACACTGATTGTAGCAGGTGTGTAGAGGTCATTGACTGGGTGTTTTGTATAGTATGTATTCATTGTGTTTTGTGTGAGAGTCTTATCGTAAGGGTTAGGGTTATTATCGAGGGAGTTTGGTGCCGACTCCGACAATCAACTTTTGCTCAAAGTCGAAGGCGGCGGCGGATGGGTAGGTGGTGGGTAAGTCGAAGTCTTCAAACATCAGTTCAAGCTCGAAACGGGCTTTTTCGTGTTTTTCGCTGAGGCCGAGGCAATACTCGATGAGTTGGATGACTTCTTGGTTTGTCCAGTTGTTGCGTTTGATCATGCGGCTTTTTGGTTGGTTTGGGTGTTGGCTCCGATGATGGTTGGTTCGATCCAGATGTCTTTACGGAGAGAGTTGCGTGGGCCGTGGGCTTGGTGTCGCCAGTGGCCTCTTCGCCAGTGGACATTGGGCGAGGCGTGTGTGCCGCCTGCGGATTCGGCTCTGGCTACGCGGTAGGTGCGTCCGATCCAGTTGGGGGTGGCAAGTTTGCGGGCGGCTTTGCCGGTGGATGGCGGGGGTGCGTTGAGTTTTGTCGGTGTTTCCACCAGATTCGGGCGGGCGGTCATGAGCATGAGGAGCGTCACGGCCACTCGGATGAATTTTCTGGAGAAGGATTTGTCGTCTTGCCCGAGTTCTCCCATTTCTCCGTAGAACGGGTGGAACTCGCCGCTGTGGGTGCTATCGTGTGCGGCGAGGGTTTGGTCTTCTTTGATTTGGGCCATGTAGCTGGCTCCGGCTCGTGATCCGGTGCAGATGGCCAGAGATTTCTGCTTGGTTATGTGGCCCTCGCCCAAGGCTACGGACACCCAAGAGCAGTCCTCCCCGTCCGGCGAGACGAGTGTGCCGAGCGGGAGCATGAAGGTCATGGCATCGAGCGGCATTTGGAGGTCGGCGGGCTTGAGGTCGTGCGGAGGCTCTGTCTCAAGAGCTGCTTGGGCGAGTTCTTTGCCGACCCAGTAGGTCGGCATCCAGAAGTCGGCAAGACGCTCGGCTACGGCGGCGACATTATTGATGACGGGATCGACATCTATCGCTGCTGGCCCGTGTTTCTGCTTGAGCATCATTGCGCCAAGCATACTCACACAGAAAACGCAGGCGGGAGCCTTGGGCGAGGTGTAGCCGCCTGGGGCGGCGTATTTGCGTGGGTAGAATCTTTGAAACACCTCGGGGTATGTTTCCTCGAACGCGTCTTCGATTTTCATTCGTCTTCTGCGGCTGAGGCTTCTTCTGCGGTAAGCCAGCATTCCTCGTAGTAGGTGTTATTGTCGTGCCGCTCTGTGGTAGCCAGATGCCCGAGGTGGTTGCAAAAGTGGTGCGGGGGGCCGATAATAATCCACTCGGAGCCATCGCCTCCTTCGGCTGATGTGACTGACCATATTTGGTCATCGTCGTAACCTGCGTCTTTGGCTTCCTTCCAGCTTCGGAAGTAGTTTCCGTCTGGTCGGCGGATTTCTTCATAGGGGAAGTTGCCTTGGATCGTTGTCATGTTTTCTTGGCCTTGCGGCGGTTGTATTTGCGCTTGGGTTTCTCTGGTGTGGTGGGAAGTTCCATAACGCGTGGCGGCATGGACGATTTGAATGGCTCTGTGGCAAGTATGACTTCCACAGCGAGGTTGGCGGCACAGATTGCTGCCATGCGGAGCAGGCGCTCCTGGTCTTCTTGGCTTATGTGTATCATGCGTTGAGTTCGTAGGTTAATTCTGACCAATCCATTCCGGCTCGATGGAGCATCCCGTCGATGGAGTTGTAGATTGCCATTTCTTCGGGGGAGAGTTGTGCTCCCATGTTGCCGAGTTCCATGATTCCGTGGATAGTCGCAAAGGAGACGGCTTCGGTGTCCATGAAGGCTCGGACTTCATCAATGATGTCGAGCATTTCGTCATCGCGAAGATCGTCGATCTCCGTAGGAGTGTTTGTGAGTTTCGGAGTGGTCTCTTTGGCGAAAGCGGTGCGGCTTACGCCCCATTCCTTCTCGTATAATTCTTCCAGTCCGTGGTAGTCGCGAATTGGCGTGATTGCTACTGGCACCTCTTTGATGAGGTTATCGGCCCAGCATGGCGGGAATTGGAGTTGATCCTTGGGCACGGGCGTGCAGAGTTGGTATTTCACGATGTCCTCGCGGATGTTTTCTGGCAGAGGCATGGGAAGTTGGGGGGCGTGGAACCAGTCGGAGAGCGCGGCGTTGTAGTAGGCGTGGCTGGCCTTGGATGCCACAGATCCGTCCTCGGCAAGCGTGCCTGGGATGGTGAGAGAGACGCGGGCGTGGATGGTGTGGACGGGGCTGTTGATATTGCCGAGGGTGATGTGGATGCCCATCTCGGTCTCGTCGGATGAGTCTGTGCCGGATTGGAATGCACCGACGCCGCAGTGGTGATGCGCTGTGCCGAACTTGATCCAGTTGCCGCCTGCCATCTGCTCGTTGAGTTGGCGCTCGTAGTCGGGGTTGTCGGAGAGTTCCTTGGCGGTCATGCCTGTGCCGTATTTCTGTGGGAAGGCGTGGGCTTTGAACTCGCCAGTGTCGGTATTGAGCAGGAGGCGCACTTGGGTCTCCGACTTGGTTTCCTCATAGCTCCACTGGAAGAAAGACACGATCTGCTTCCAGACGGCATCGGAGATTTTGGCTCCAGTCCATCGCATAGACGGCGAGGCTTCCACAATCGTTGTGGCCGATGGCACATGGCCGATGAAGCCGTTGCCGAGGTTGCGGAGTTCGTAGAGGGATTTGTTGTGGGATATGAGTTTCATTTGTGGTGGGTTAGGTTGATTCTGCGGTGTGGGCTTGGTGTGCGGGGTGGAGTGGGTCTGCGGTATTGCGTGGGTGGAGTGGGTGGTGGGGCTGGCGAGGGGTCTTCGCTATCGGGCGGCGGCGGGCCGCTGCGTGATTGCCACGCAGCGACGAGCCAGATCACACCTATGGCGAGAAGGAGCGGGGCGGCTCCTATGAAGAAGGACGCGATGAAGAAGATGCAGAAGACGGCGAGGTTTTTCATTCGTCGTCCTCGTCCTCGTCCTCGCCCTCATCGTCTCCGTCGCGTTCGGCGATCATCTCCTCGGCCTGCTCCATGAGGGAGCGGAGGTCGTCTTCGATACTGAAGCTCGTATCGTCAGAGGTGCGGTCGAAGTCATAGTCGTAGTCCTCCTCGTCTTCTTCGAGGTCAGAGATTTGGTTTGCAACATATTCGCGCACCTCATCCCTTCCCTGTTCCCAGACAGAAAGTGGAACTTGGACGCAGGTTCTCTTGACCCAAGAGCGTGTATAGTAGTTGTAGCCTGTCTCTTGGGCATCCACATTAAGATACTCGCCGCGAGCGATTTCGTCGGCAGTGGGGTCGTGTGGGGGAGTCCAGTGCGCGGGAGCGGGTGTCGTCTTTGGGATTTTTGGGATCGGCTTGAGGGTCGCGAGCCAGGCTTCGATCTGCTCAAAGGTGGTCGCGCCGTCTGGCACGGGGCAGTTGAATTTAATGCGCAGGAGGGCGCGTGTGTAGGGAGACATGGGCGCAAGCATGACGAGATTTTTCAGGTCATGATTGGGCCAGTTGTAGGGTGGCGCTTCAGGGCGCGGGGCTTCTATGTTTGTTTCCATAAATTGTTTAATGTCTTATTGTAAGACTAAATAAGTCCTCTTTCTTCAAGCATCTGCTGGGCCTGTTCCATGAGTTCATCGAGATCGTCCTGGATATCGAAACTTGTTTCGTCACCGCTATCGTAGTGTTCGCTGTCGGTGTAATCGAAAGAAGCGTTCCTTACTCTATCAGCAACATATTGTTCCAAGTCGTCCCTGTCGTCATCCATAATGGCTTGCAGCCATATTGAAAGCGGGACGCGCACATCTGCGTATTGCTTGTAGTATTCCTTGCGGAGTTCATACCCTTCGATCAGGCCTGTGACTTCGATGTATTCTCCCCTTTCGATTTCTTGTTCGCGGGGGTTCGTCCATGGAATGAATGGCGTGGGATGCGTGGGCGGCTTGAGGGTCGCGAGCCAGGCTTCGATCTGCTCAAAGGTGGTCGCGCCATCCGGCACGGGGCAGTTAAACTTTATGCGCAGGAGGGCGCGTGTGTAGGGAGACATGGGCGCAAGCAGGACGAGATTTTTCAAATCATGATTGGGCCAGTTGTATGGTGGGGCTTCGGGGCGCGGGGCTTCGATGTTTTCTTTGATGAATGTGTTCATTTGGATTCTCCTTTCGCTTTGGCGATTGCAGCGCGGGCAATGTCGATTGCGTCGATAATCGACAGGCCGTTTGGTTCGCTTGGCGCTGCGCTGGGGTCCCAATCTGCAATTTGTTTTAGTGCGATAAGCAACTCGGGAGCAGCAGCAATGAGGTTTGTTTCCATGGGATTAGGCAGCGTCGGCATAGCGGGTGGTCTCGGTGGAGGTGGCGGTGTTGGAGAAACCTATGGGCCAGAACGGGCGTGTGATTTGCGGGTCGAGCTTGGGTTTCTCGATGAAGACGAAGTTCCACAGCAGGAGCAAGTGGGCGGATGCCATGTGGTTGGCGATGGGGGTTTGTGGCACTTCGCGCAGACGGGCCTCGGAGTTGCAGCCTGCCGCATGGACGGGCGATCCGGTGTCGTCTGTGAGGATCTCGGGCCAACGCACGCGCGGGTCGCGGGGAGTGCCCTTGTCGGATGGTGAATACCACCAAGACTCTGCGCCGATTGTCGAGTTCGCAGCGGAGAGCACGATGACCCTCGCGGCGGCATCTGCCGCACCGAGCGCGTGCAGACGGGCCAGGTGGTTGTCCGCCATGATGATGATGCTGTCGCCATCCTTGACGCGGAAGGAGGTGTCGATGTAGGAGGTGGATGTCTTTAATCTCCCATACCACGGGCATTGCTCCTTCAGCGCGGTCGCCTTGTAGGTGTCGATGTGTTCGCGGACGAAATTCTGCCTGCGCAGGTTGTGCTCTTCGAGCCTGTCGCCATCGTGCAAGATGACTTGGTGGCCACGGAGGTCGTCGTCTTGGCAATACCGCAGGGTGCGGAGGAATGGCGGCAGGAAGTAGCTGGCTACGCCGCCGCAGCCGATGATGTGAGTGGTCATAAGTTATTGATGGCAGAGAGGATTTCTTGGTTTTCGTTGCGCTTCATGCGGATCATTTCTTTGTGACGATCCCGCTTGGATTGGAAGTCACTTGATCCAATGAATTGCCGCAGCGTGCGCACAGAAGACTTGTCCGCAACGAGCGACGGGAGGACTTGATTGATGAATTTCTGGTCTTCCGATTCTTCATCAAAGTCCGGAATATGCAGTTGGCATTTCAGCTTTTCGTAGAGTTTCATATAGCGATGGATTCAAAAAACTTGTCAAATATGTCGTTGGACACCGTGCGGGCATTGTCGCGGTATCGGTGATCTTCCCAGCCCTGATAATCGGGCGTGAGTTCCTCGCCCGGAGTCCACAGGAGCAGCGGGATGGGATTCACAGATGGGCGCAAGTCATTGACGGAGTTGGTGGTCTGAAGCCATGTCACGGCAGCTTCGAAGGCTTCCTGCATCGGTAGTGTTGCGACGCGGGAGTGTTCTGCGCGCCAGCCGTCGCCCATGCAGATCCTGCCATCTTCGAAGGTGTTGGAGAATGGCGGGCGGTAGATGTTCTCCCCCACCACATACCAGCACATAAATGGCTCGCGCTGCATGAACAGCCGTCCGGTGACATCAATATCGAAGATGGTAAAAAACCACATCTCATGTCCTGGCGGGGGGATGAAGTCGAGGCTCTGGTGGATTGATATGCGGTTGTCGTAGAAGACGGCGTGGACTCCAGCTGTGCCATCGGGGAGCGTGATGGGGGCGAAGTGCGTGTTCAGGCGCACGCTGTCGAGCTTGCGGCCAAGCACAAGCTGCTGGGATGAGATTTTGGCGGCATACCCCTTCGCGGGGAAGTCGCGGATCAGCACCGGCTCGCTGCGCGCGATGTTGCGGAGCATCTCGTTGGCATTGGCGATGGGGGTGAGGTCGGCGCGACGGAGTTGGCCGTCTGTGGCGTCGATGAGGTAGAATGAGTTCATAGTCTTATGATAATGATTTGCGTTTGCGAGTTGGTTTGGGTTTGCGAATGGGGTTGCGAATACCGGCAAGGTAAGCGAGGAGGTATTTCTCCATGTGGTCGAAGGCTTGGGTGATTTTCTCGCGGTCTTCGTGGTCTTTGCTGTCGCCTTTGGTTTTCTCAAAGGCGTGACGGGCTACAGCGACGGCAAAGAAAGCGTGTTCGTAATCAGGTAGTTTGTGATCTGACATGGTGAAGTAAGATGGGACGAGTCGCCGCAGTGGGGGCTGCGGCGACTTGTCGGAATTAGGCGGCCTTCGAGTGCGCCAACTTCTGGATGAGGAGGGTGTCTCCTGCATACAGGGTCGTGTTCGTGTCCGCCTTGGCGCCGGAGATGAGACCCTCGACATTGGTGGTGTCGAAGTTCAATACTGCGGCGTAGTTAGCGTTGGACAGGATCTGTCCAACAGTCGTGCCTTCCGGCACATCCACTGCGAGGGTGTTGAGACCCGATTTGAGATTTACGAGCATGGTCGTATTTCCTTTCTATCTGTGCGCGTGAATGACTCGACGCGCGGCGAGGGGGCTGCGGCCCAAAGTGAGAAGGGGGGAATCCTTTGTAGGCGTGGAACGACGCCTCGTTAAATTGTCAGAGCAGGGCCAGGAGGGAGTCGAACCCTCATTTCCAAACGGCAAACTCTTTGAACGCACGGCCTATGCGCCATCCGTTTTTTCGCGAATTTCGGATGTGAGGTCTGTGGTTTGGCGTGTGAACCTATTACACTACTGGCCCGTCGGTGGTGGACTTACCTCTGACCTCCAGGATTGAAATTGTAGATGAATGCTTCAACTTTCGTGGCATTCTTGCGCCCCATTCGGTTCGTCCTCGCAAGGAGTGGGCTACAATTTTTTAGATAGCTCTAAACCATAACGGCGGCGACTTGCGCTGTTCACCTTTCCTTCTAGAATGTGGTGAGCAGACTATCTAAAAGTCTTATCGTAAGACGCTAATAATCAACGCACCTAAATTTTCCGGTGAGTTGCTGCACGATTTCTTGAATCTCGCGGCGGTGATCGTCTTTTTTCACCTTGTGCGGGCGCGACGGGGGGAGTGTCGGTTTGCGAATGCGTTTGAGGCATTCGAGTTGTGTAGGAGTTTTTATTTTCATAGTCTTATCGCAAGACTTCTTCGCGATCCCCTTGCCAAGCATCGCGGGCTTGGCAGATGAGATTCAATGCTTCAGTGGCCTCTTTTGTGTCAAGGCTTTGCAGGTAGCGGCCGAGGTAGTTGAAGCAATCTTCGGCGGCCTCGCGGTTTTCGTCTGCATCGGTGCGGTTGCGGAGAGTGATGGACTCCAAGTTATCTTCGGAATCGTAAATGCCCTCTGCTATGTCATTGATGGACATGGCATCCGAATCGGAGTCGGCTTGGAAATTTACCTGAATCTGTGCGGGGCAGTGCCCCTTTTCTTCGGCATCTCTGCCGATATTGATAATGTCTTGGAGTGTCATGAGTAAATGTGGTAAAGTTGAAATGCGAGGACGGCTAGGATGACCAGTAGGATGCGGAGCAGTCGGAAAAACCGCGCCTTGGCGGCGCGGTATTCCCGTTGCTCGCGGTCTTCCCAAAGGAGGTTTCGATATGGATTCATAGTCTTATCGCAAGACTCATGCCTCTTTGGTCTTGAGCGCGAAGGTGTTGGCAGCTATGAAGCTGCGGATTTCCTCGGCTTTCTCCAGCAGGGTCTCCATCTGCTCCTTGTAGAGCGTGACGGGAAACCGCCCCAGTCCATAGACGGACACGGCTCCCTTTTCGGAAACCTTGAGCTTCACGGATGCGGCTTTTTTGGCTTTGAGGGCGGCGAGTTCCGCGCGGAGCGCGGTGAGTTCGGATTTTTCTTGTGCTGACATGGTGTTTGGTTGGGTTGGTTGTTAATGGGCGACTGGTTCGCCAAAGTGGCACTCGACTACTTGGGGGTTCCGATGCGCCAACTCGGGAGCGTCGGCGTGTTTTTTAGCTTCCTCGTAAGTCGGGAAGACTCGGCGCGTGAGCAGGGTTAAGGCGGCTTGGCAGTCGTCATCGTTTTTGCCGATGACAAGGAATTGACTTTGCATAAATTGGCGGCTGCTTGAATCAACCTGTGAGGGCTAAGCAAGCTATCGCTGGCCGACAGCGGGCGGCGGTCGCCACCCCCCTTATTACTGGAACGACCAGCTTCATCTCATCAGTGGGTTCTGATTAGGGCTCGTGAGGCCCTCGGCTCGTTTGCTTATGGCAAGGATGGCGGCGGCGGAAAGTGGATTCCCGCAGGGCGAGTCGCCGCCCTGCGGGCTGCCACAAGGTTGCGACGCGGATCAGGCGACGCAGAGCCTCGCGGCAGGGTTTCGGTAATTGGGCTGACAAGCCCTCAGCCAGTCCGATTGCTGGCAGCCAAGGAGTCGCCCTTGGCAGGTTAATGAGTTTGGGATGGAATGTCGGAAATATCACAGGCGTTCATTTCCGCATGGGTCGGAGTGATTTCCCTTACCCAAGTGTCCACATGGTCGAGGCCCCAGCACGGCTCTTGGCCTGGGATGAAGAAGCCTTTCCCGCAGGGGGAGACATGAACCACATTGAATCGGCACTCCACAATGACCAGCCACAGGGAGCTTGGCTCGGGGATAAAGGGCGGTAGCCCAGCATCGAGGAGGGCTTGTGTGCGGATAATGGAGTTCATCACCAGAATGGATTGGACGGGTAAGTTTGGTTTGATAAAAGGGAAGGGAGCGGGGCTTGCGCCCCGCTCCCTGTGGGATCAGGCTTTGATCGTTGCGAGTTCCGCGAGTTCCACGATGCGGGCAGTGACCCGATCTTGGTCGATCGCAGAGAGGCGGGTCAACCCGGCCTCAACCTCGTCGAGAAGGCGGAGGAGATCCTCTGCTGTGATCTTCGCGGCGGGCGCGGGCGGTGGGGTCGCCTCGGGCTTCTTGGCCTCGGGCTTCTTGTCGTCCGGCTTCTTGGCCTCGGGCTTCTTGGCGTCCTTGGCCTCGGGCTTGTCGGCCTCGGGTTCGGGCTTGTCCTCCTCGGCGTGCTTGGCGGCGGCGTCGAGTTCGGCCTTGCGCTTGCGGAGTTCCTCCAGCTCGGCCTTCTCGGCCTCGGCTTTGGCGGCGGCCTTGGCCTCCGCCTCGGCCTTGGCGGCCTTGGCTTTTGCCTCGGCGGCGGCGCGCTCCTCGGAGGTCAGCCCAGTCTCATAGAGAGACGAGAGATCGTCCGCGAAGTCGGTGGAGTTGCGGACGACCGCAGCCACCTCGGTGGCAGTGAGTTGCCGCTTGGATGTCTTCGATTGCACTCGGCAAATCTGCCAGCAATCATTGAAGGCCAGAGTGTCATACTCGGCTTCGGTGAGGTGGCCTTGATCCACCAAGTCAAAGACCTTGGCGGCGTAGCTGGCATTGGAGACAGTCCCCTTTTTGATTCCGGCCCCGATAAGGAGCGGGAAGATGGACTGGCCGGATTCGAGGTTGCTCTCGATGACTCGGAACAATTTCCCCATCGCGCTGAAGGCGCGTTGGGCTGACAGCGCTTCGATGGCGAAGCGCTCGATGCGGTCGGCTTGCGGGAGCGCAACGGCTTCCGCGAAGGAGAGTGCCATGAGGGCACTCGCAGATGCGCCAGACGGCGCGGTTTTTCTTTTAGCTGGCATATACTTTACTTTCTAACCCGCTTCAAACACGATCATTTTCGAGTCTTGCGATAAGACTCAAAAACGAATCGCAGGAGACACAACGCGGGCGGGTGTCGCGCTGTGCAGAAATTGAAATCACCAATCCGAAATGGACGGCGTGGGGGGGGTATAAAAAACGCGCCAATTACTTGGCGCGTTCTCGGATGTCGCGCCCGTCATGCCCTACGGCGGGCGGGCGGATAGTCACCCAAGTGGGAGAGACATCCACGCCGATCAGTTTTGCGTGCTTTTCGGGCTTGGGCTTGCGTTTGGAGGTTGCAAGCACTTTGCGGCCTTCCGCGAGGAAATTTTCAGCGGCGGCATCACCGCAAACTCTCCGCACTTTTTGCGCGAGCTTGGCGAGTTTGATGGGGTTCGTATGCGGCACAATTTTGAAGTCGTGCGTTTGTCCGAAGGCGTGGATTGTGCAATCCAGTTTTATTCCTGCCGGTTTGAGTTCCTTCTTTTCCTCGCCTGTCTTTTTGACGACGCGAGTTTTTCCAGTAGGGAAAAACAGGCGGCCAGTGTCGCAGGTAAGGGTTGCCGGAGTCTTATCACAAGACCGAGGCTTGCGTTCCGGGGGTTCTGGCAGGTTGTAGAGTTTCTGCCAGACTTGATCGAAGTAACTGGTTTTTTGCATAGACGGATTATTTTCTTTCACAAAAAAAGGGCAGGCTTTTTAGCCTGCCCTTTTTAGGGTTTTTACTTAACTTTTGGCAATGCCGCAAGTGACTTAATCACAAGTGGTTGCCTTGCTTTATTGATGAGCCTTTTTGCGAAGCCCGTTAGAACAATCGCATGAGGTTCAATTTGAATGACTTGCGCTTTTTGCTTTTTGGCTTTTCGCGCTTTTCGGCTTTGCATCTTGGCAAAGTCAAGTCCTTTATCCCAAGCACTTTGCAAGGATTGCCCCTCGCGCACCTTAAATGCCAGTCGCTCAAGACTTTGCTGTAACGCGGTCTTCTTTTCTGTGGACTTGCGCTTTGGAAGCACAAATGCTTGGCTTTCAACAAGTTGCTTGAACTCGTTTAAGAGCTGGATAGCTTGCAAAGTGCTGGATCTCAACATCTTGCTTGGCTCATAGCAAGCCTTTGCTTGGTAACGAGTTACCAAGGCACGCTTTGCTCGCGCCGCAAGCTCATGAATATCAGCATCTTCCGAAAAATACTCCATAAGAGTTTCTTGAACGCTAAACCCTTGAAGATCAGCGAGTTGGTTGTAATGCTCCCAAGCAAACTCGCGAGCTTTTGAGCTGTAACTCTCTGCCCTTGTGCGACTTGCAAAGGTTTGCTCTTTAGTCACAAGATACAATTCCCGGCGAGCTTCTCGCGCCGCTTCTTTCCAAGCGTCTTTCAATGAAGGACTTGCGCCGCTTGCTTTTTGGTTTGCAAGTGCCTTCATAAGAGCGACTCGCGCAGCCAAAAATATCTCATCCAAGTCGTTATCGGACAAGGGTTTAACTTTGCCGGTTTCGCTCCAATCTTGAATTGATACAAGTTTCTTGGAACGCTTTGATATGGAGTGACTTATGGAAGCGGGAATCTTTTCGCCGTCCTCTCCGCCCTTTTCCCAAAGCCGACCGCATTCATGGAAGTGCTTGAGGTTCTTGGTGATACGAAAAGCGACTTTGTTTATCTCGCTTTCAAATTCACCACTTGTCGCAGTCATAACACGCTCTCTATCAGGGCGTTGCTTTGACTCATTTATTCTTGTCTTACGATAAGACTCAACATACTCATCGCCAAGCTCTTGAGCGATAGCTTCATACGACATGATGGAAAATTTTCCATCCGACGCAAGGATCGCTTCAAATCCTTTGGGCTGTGAGGTTTGCATTGTCTTTTGTGTTTTGTTTGGTTTCTTCATAAGGATAAAAAGATACCACAAAGCGATGAGCTTTGCAATAACTTTTAACTTATTGATTATCAATGGAAAAGAATCTTTTCAAATCCTTTTCCATATATAATACAATGAATGATTCACGAGTCACAATCCATTGAAAATCAAAGACTTTCAAATTCATTCTCTCGTTCACTCTCTTCATATATAATACAAGAGGTGATTTAAGAGTCACAAAATATTGAATATCAGCAGTTTATGAAAGAATCGGCTAAAATAAGCATAATTATGTATAATTATGCTTATTTATCCGTCCATTAAAAAATGCTGATAGGCCGGGGTGGCCGTCCATTTGGAATTGGTGAAGCCGTCCGTGTGGAATTGGTGAAAGGTTGACCGCTGCCGTGTGGTGGTATGAGCACGGACTGGTTGGAAATTTATCGCGACTATGCGGGGGATGAGTTGGAGGCGGAGATCACGCGGATGAAGCAGGAGGCGACGGTGTATCTCTCGCAGAACATCGCGGATAAGAGCTACCAGAAGTCCCTGGACGAAGTGCGGAACCGGCTCCATGCGGCGATCCGTGTGCGGAATGAGCGGCGGAATCGGGATATGCCGAGCTGGGGTGTGCCGGACTTCTCGGCTGGGATTCATTGACAGGATTTCGGGTGGGTATGGAAAAGCGACTGGAAGGTGAGGACAAGGTGCGGATGCTGGAGCGGGAGATGCGGCGTCCGTCTGGTGGCGGGTCGTGTCCGAAGTGTGGGAATATTAACCACAGAGGACACAGAGGGCACGGAGGAAAGCAACCAAAAGCGGACGAGTCCGCAGATTAAATATGGCCGACCGTCTGTGTGTGTGTGGAGTGGCTGGTGCTGGCAAGTCGGCCCTGGCGCGGGTGCTGGCGCGCGACTATGGGTATGCGGTGGTGAAGTTTGCAGATCCGCTCAAGGATATGCTGCGGGTGTTGGGCTTGGGTGTTGCTGAGTTGGAAGGTGACAAGAAGGCTGCGCCGAGCGAGTTGCTCTGCGGCAAGTCGCCGCGATGGGCGATGCAAAGTCTTGGCACGGAGTGGGGTCGCCAGATGCTGGGTGAGTCGCTGTGGGTGGATGCTTGGCGGCGGCGGGTCGAGGCGATGCCTGTGGGGGCGAAGATCGTGGTGGATGACTGCCGCTTCCCGAACGAGTTGGAAGCGGCGAGGTCGCTGGGGTTTGTGCCGGTGCGGATATGGCGCGAGGGGGCTGGAGGCGCTGGCGAGCATCTCTCGGAATGCGCGCTGGATGGGGTGTGGATGCCGGAATTTGCAAACCACGGGACGCCGGAGAATTTGGCGCGGGTCATCCTGGGGGAGACATGAAGATCGACTTTTCAATTCGGCTGGTGCTGTGCGCGAACGATGTGGCCGTGGGGCCGCGCTTGCACAGGGACAAGCCATTTCCCCGCTATGAGTTGAGCTACCCCGATACGCCCGAGGGGCGCGAGAAGGCCGAGGCCGACTTGGAGCGGATCAAAAAATATGTGGAATCCTATGGAAAAAAATAAGCCCGCCGTCGATTCGCGACTGCTGTTTTTCAATGCCTTACGGGAAAAGTTCAGGCGTCCGCTCTTGCCTGTCGAGCCGCCCATCGCGGACGACACGGAGGCCGTCCCTCCGCTTCGGCAGATGGGGCTTGCCGAGTATATCGCGGCGCGGAAGCGCGGGGAGAGATGACAGCAAACTTGAAGTAAAATGAAAATCGAAGACGAGATTACGGGGCTGACAGAGAAATGGTATGAACTCATCGGGGATGAGCACCATAAGGATCGGGACTGCCATTGGTATGTCGAGACGCGCTGGAGCTATGGGTTGCCGCAAGTGTATGTGGTCGTGCATGAGGGATATACCTTTGAGCGGATCGAGGAGGAATACAATACCTACGCCGAGGCTCTGGAGGGGTTGAAGGGATACTTGGAGCGAGCCATCTCCGAGGAAAACGCCGAGCGCGATGACAGCGATGAGGGCGAGGAAGAAGACGAGGAAGATTTATGAAAACAAAAATGGTGGTGGTGGATACGGAGACAGGGGGCTTGCGGGCGGATCGCCATGCGTTGCTCTCTATAGCGGCGGTCGATGCGGAAAGTGGTGAGGCGTTTCACGCTCTCATTCGCCCTTCGGCAGATTGGATCGTGGAGGCGGGAGCCTTGGAGGTGAATGGCTTGACGCTGGATTTCCTGCGTGATGCGGGCCGCGCCGAGTCGGTGGTGATGACTGATTTTCAACTCTGGATGGATGCTCGGCGTGGGGCGATGGTGGCTGGCTGCAATGTGGCCTTTGACCTCGGGTTCTTGGACGCTGCGGCGAAGCGGTGCGGCTTGAAGTGGCAATCTGGCCGTTCGCTCGATATTCGCGGAGCGGCATGGCTCGCCTATGAGACGAAGGGGCTGGAGCTTGCAATCGGCAAGGATGGCAACCCCAAGCTCTCGCTCGACAGCATCGCGGGTGCGCTCGGCTTGAGTCGCACGAGCGAGAAACATAACGCGCTGGAGGACGCATTGCTTACTCTGGCGTGTTTCCGCGAGTTGCTGGGATGAACATTTTTGGAGGAAATGGGATTGCGGCGGCGCGCGGGTTTCGCGCTGGTTAGCATAGCCCCAGGGTCGTAACCGCATAAAAGCGACCCCCTTCATTTTTTTTAACCACAGAGAACACGGAGAACACGGAGGAAGATTATGAGTGAGTGGGAGACATTTTGTGACATCAGCTACTACCATTTGTGGCGGGTGCGTCGGAAGAATGAGCGGGGGTTTAATGATGGGTATCACCTCCAGAATGGGGAAGAGGCGCAGGCTTTGGTGGAGTTACTGAACCGACTGGAACGCGAGTGCGTTGAGGTGACTAAGGATTTGGAGTTTCGTCGCGAGCTTTACAAGGTTCAAGAACAATACCTTGAAACGGCAAGACGCGAGCGCGACGAATGGCGCAAAAAATTCGAACTATCTGTTGATGCTGTGGAAATAGCTGCACGCTTAGCGCGAGCCGAAAGCGAGCGCGATGAGGCCATCAAGCAAATTCACGAGGAAGCAAGGGATTATGAGTTGCAGATTAAAAAACTTTGCGAGGCTTACAACGATTTAGGAGAGCAAAACGCCAAGCTACGCGCCGAACTCGACCAACTGAAGGAGGGTGCGAAATGCCCCGTTTGCACGCCTGAACAGAAATGCTGGGAGTGCGCCGACGATACATCGCTGAAGGAGGGCGCGAAATGAGTGATACACCCGAGACAGATGCGGCGTATAATGCTGTTGTAATTTCCACCGAAGCCGGGGATTCGTTACCGAAAGCCACGGCAATGTTGAAGCTCGCCCGCAAACTAGAACGCGAGCGCGACGAGCTGGCCGCATTACTC